ACCGCTTCATTTAACTCCGGAGAGCGATAACCGCTGTTAATAACAGTAGGCCCAAAATGGTCGCGGACAGGTTGAACAACGTTTTCGAATAAAGCTTTTGCCGCTTCAAGATGTTCTCCTTGTGGTGTATTATCAATACCCTTTCTTTCTGCTGTTTGTGACTTGGTAAACTCAGCCATAGTAAAATTTTCTGATAAACGCATTATACCCTCCTTTTTAGTAGCATTGCTTTATCTTCGTTGGTGAATAAAAATCCATCACCATACTTACTTATTCCGTAATCGCCCAAAACTTTAGTTAACCAAAACATTTCGGCGGTTGCGGTTTCATCCATAATTTCAGCACTTTCGATTACTGATTGTGGATCGTCTACATCCACCTTTTCTAATTGTATCTCGATACCGAATGGCTTTTTGATTGTAATGATGTTTCCGTCTAATTCTAAATCATCCATTAGTGTTTTATTAAAGAATGATTTTACTTCTTCTGTCTTAACTTTTTGCACTGTATTTTCGTACATCTCTTTAGAAGCAGGAACTTTGCTTTGTAAATTTTCTGTGGTGGCTTTCAGTGCTTTTTTGTCTTTGTAATAGCGAAATCCCCACTCGTTGATCCCTGTTAATTTAGATGCACCTGATAAAATTTCTTCGATGTTTTCTGATAGATTCTTAGATCTAGCAATTTCTACAAACACACTGTATTCGCCATCATTGTTTTCTCCGGAACTTATGTCTGCATCAAGCACAAAGTTATAGCCTTTTTCGATAAACTCCATAAGGTCCTTGGCAGGATAACGATCTTTTGATCTAAACGTTAGAACGCATACATCTGCGTCTTCTCCCATTTTTGATTTAAATGTATCAATATCAAAAACCGGTTGAACTAAATTTTTTAGATCACCCTGTCTTAAACCTTCATTCAACTTAGACATCTGGAACTTCCCCTTGCGGAGCCGCTTGTTCAACAGGTTCTGGTTGCATTGCTGTGGCATTTATTGCACCGCTATCAAGCATATCTTGAACTTTGTTACGATCTAGTTGTTGATAACCTCTCTGTATATTATGCATTAGTCTCTTAGGCATACAAATTTTAACCATCCAAATTGGTTCTAGATCGATCTTTCCTTTTTTAGTACCAGGACGAATGTCTCCTGGCTTTTTAATTCTTCTCACAGTTGAAAATACACTTTCTGCATATTTCACTTCACATCCGTAATCCTTTAGTTTCAACCCACCTTGCGGATCTGGCATTTTTTCTCTAGGCCACATAAACGTGCATTCGACAAAGTAGCGAGATTCAACAGGTCCTTGCACAAGTTCCCCTTCGAACCAATTGTCGTAGACATAAATGTCTAGTTCGTCTAATACTCTTTCAAAGTCTTTGAGAATATTTAAGCTATTGTTTGAACCGTAAATCTGTTCTACATTAGCAATTACGTCTTTAATGTCAGTCATAGTTTCTCCTGCATAGTATTTATCGTCAAATCTTTATATTAAACTATTATTTTTTTCTTGTTTTGTTAAATACTTTTGTGTTCGATCGCGGACACAGTTCAAAACAAGGTCCGTGTCTAACACAAACAAGGAGGACATACCTTTATATGAAGCGAAAAAATAAACAAGCGGGTAACACCGCTGAAAATATACACTTCTTGGACAATCATAAGTCCAAAAAAAGAGTTCAAATATATCCCAAGAACATCAGTCAAGAAAACTATCTACTTAAATTAAATGAGGAGGAAAAACACATTGTATTTGCTATTGGTCCAGCAGGAACAGGCAAAACTATGTTGGCTGTACAATGGGCAATTGATGAACTAAAGTACGGAGATGTTGACAAAATCGTTATTACTCGCCCTGCGGTAAGTGTAGACGAGAGTCACGGTTTTTTACCTGGTGATTTAAACCAAAAAATGGAACCGTGGACCAAACCCATCTTCGATGTATTCGCTGAAAATTTTTGTGCCAAAGAAATCGAGAGACAAGTTCGCGAGGGGGTGATTGAGACTAGTCCACTGGCATATATGCGAGGAAGAACATTTAAGAACGCAGTCATCATTGCTGATGAAATGCAGAATGCGACGCCAAGTCAAATGAAAATGCTATTGACTAGACTGGGCCAAGGAAGCAAAATGATCGTGACCGGTGATCTACAGCAGGCCGATCGACCAAGCAACAACGGACTATTAGAATTCCTTGGGTTGTATAACAACTTCCAGAATCACCGCTATGTAGATATCTGTCACTTTACGGTGAGTGACATTGAACGACACGAAGCAGTCAAAGAAATTTTGGCAATTTACGGGGAGGATTAATAATAAGGGGACTCGTTGTCCCCTTTTTATTTGCCAGGATTCTTACTAAACAACGGTGTTTTGTTTTCTATAGCTGAATATTTTTCATATTCTGGCATTGGATCTTTTTCATCTGTGATATTTGGCCATTCTTTGGCAAAATACAGATTGTGTTGATACCACATATCTTCTACGTAGTCAGTTGCATAAATTGCATCTTCTGGACATTCTGGTTCGCACACCCCACAGTCGATACATTCTTCTGGATTGATCACTAACATATTTTCACCTTCGTAAAAGCAATCAACTGGGCATACAGTTACGCAGGTGGTGTGTTTGCACATAATACATTTATCGTCAACGACGTAGGCCATTATAATCTCCCAAGTTTGATAAGTGTGGCCGCAAGATTGATTTCTGGGTCTGCGACCAGCGTGTGATCGACCAATCCCTGTTTGATAATCAATACTGCCTTGTCTTGATTTTCATCTTCGCCGAATATCTCAAGGTTGTCATACAGCCATCTATAAACTTCTTCCATTTCTTCTGCTCGAATCTTGCCACACAGTAATTTACGAGCTTCTTGGATCTTGCCAGCCTTGAACAGTTCGACCATTTCAAACTTCCAATCAGCCTCGCCTTCATCACCTTTGCTGGGTGCGTTCAAATATCCTTCACTGACATTCTGTTGTACCATATTAATACACTTGCGAAGATCAGGATACGCAACTTTAACATAATTATCCAGTGTATCTAGATTAAATTCGATATTTTCTTCGACCAGGATAGTTGCTACTCGTGCTGTAAACTCAGTTTGGTCAATTCTTTCGATATGAAACCCTTGACAACGACTGTGAATAGCAGGAATAATCCTGTTTGGATAATTGCAAGTAAGAATAAACCTAGATGTCGAATGATATTCCTCCATAACACCACGCAGTGCGGCTTGTGCATTCGGCGATAGATAATCTGCCTCATCTAGCAGCACAACTTTAAACGGGCCGAACGGGATCATTTGCACAAAGTTTGTAATTTTATCTCGAACATCTTCTACGGAGTTTGTGCGACTAGCGTTAATTTCTAGCACATCATAGTCCTCAATGCCCAGTTCGTTAACCAGAACCTTTGCCATTGTGGTTTTACCAATGCCGGCACTGCCGCTAAACAGCAAGTGCGGAATGCTTCCTTCTTTAACCCAAGACTTTACCTGCGATCGCTGATGATCGTCTCTAAACACATAATCATCAATTGTTTTTGGTCTGTATGCTTCGACCCATAGTTCTTTCATTCTTGTCTCCGCCAAGTGTTGTTTGTTTCGTGAACGAATGCTCCTACGAACTCGTATCTATCCCAACGGTCGGGTTCGATGAGACTTAGCATATATTCACTTCCTGTCCAATACAGATAATATGTTTCCCCCACAATAGGAATGAAATTATACTTAGCATTATAACACAGTTCAGTGCTTTGAGCAAGCTCTAAAAGTTCGTCGTATTCTTTTTTTATTTCTTCTAAACGCTGATGTAAATGATGGTTTGCGAGAGGAACTCGTTCTTTGAATTTACTCACATCAGGCACGGTGATCGAAGGAGCACCTACGTTACTGCCATAAGGCAGTATCATAGGATTGTCTGCTACTCTGTCTGGTTTTTTATTTGACATATGGACTGAGATTCGGAGGAGTCCATCCCTCTGGTTTTAATACTTTGCCGTCTTCACGCTTGCGTACCTTGCCAGTGTCTGGATCAATCTTAGCAAAGTTAGTTTTCATTACTTCTTCCCAAGCACCTTCGCCGTCCCAACCTGCGGCACGAATAGCACCCATAGTGACAACCAAGATATCGATCAGTGCATCTAGCTGTTCTACTTTGTCATCATCTAATATAGCTGTTACAAGCTCGTCGTATTCTTCTTTAATCAATCCTTGATACATAGCATAGTTGGCTGGACTAGGTTCTTGATCACACGCAGTTTGGAACGTGTCAATATCTTTGAATGGATTCATTAAAACTCCTATTGATCAATGAACAAGCTAGGATCTACACTATAGCTTTCGCCATCTCTGTATTCCTCGCCGATGTAATTGGTGTCGGGATCTCCGTCGCCGTCCCAAATACCTAAAATACACTCAGGATCTACCTTTTGAATTCCAATTTCTCCATCCCCTGTGTCCACTTTGATCTTGCGGCTCCAGCGACCGTGTTCGACCAGCACCCATTGTCCAACGGAAAATTCTTTCTGTTCCGGGCCAACGTCAAAAACTTTGGCCCATCTTGGCTTTACTCCGTGGTTTTTACCGTCATCAGAACCAATAATTAGTCCACTGGCGGTTTTCATTTCTCCAAAATGCATTTCTGTTACCAGGACGTCGTCACCGATTGCCCTAACATTTCCTTCTATAGTGTACAATGACATTGTTTACCTCTTATTCTCCGTCTTTGATCGATCTTGGATTTGATTTATAGTAATCTGCAAGGATTTCTTCGCGGGTTTTAACAACCTTGCCGCCCTTGCCAATTTCGTCACCGCGAGCATTCACTTTCATATTACCGACCGCTGGTGTTGTTTCGTTTTTGAGGTTAAGTTTTTCCATATCAACTTCTTTTCCTCTCATACTTCTAATAATTCTAGACATCAGTTTCTCCTTTAAAGAATTCCTCTATGGGTATATCGTATTTGATACTGTCGATTTTATGAACTCCTAGCAAAAAAAGCACATAACTTGCTACAGAACTTCCTCGACCTACCCCCCACACTATGTTGTTATTTCTCAGTGTGTCTATTACGTATTTAATAGCTTGCAATACAGGAATAAAATTATTTTCTCTGTATAGCTTCAGTTCTAATTCAACTCTCTGTTGTTCTTCTGTGGTTTTGCATAAGTCTAAACAAAATTTTTCCACATCGAACGATTTGTATTCATTTGGTATGTACCAATTATCGGGGTCTACTTGAGTTTTTGGGATTGGATAATCTAGATATTCATCTGATATCCTTTTGAGATATAGATCAAGCTTATCGGCTGTGTTACATCTCTCAAGAATATCAATACCGTGTGTTATTATGCCTTCAACTAGTTGATCAGTTGTATTAGTCCACATTAATCAGTTGATCCAAATCGTCGTCGTTGTTGTCAGATAATCTTCTCTTAACAGTTCTAGTCTGTAGTTCATCTCTATATATTGTAATAAAGTTTTGAACTTGTGTCAAGAGTTCATTGTTGCCAAGACGAGCAATTTGGTAATATTTTTTTGTAAGTTCTGAAATTTTTTGGTCTAATTCAGTTTCAGAAAGTTTCGATAGATCTTCCGTGAAAGGATTAATCATTCGCTAAACTGTCCTATGTACTTCATAAACAATGTATTTTTATGAGGATGTCTCCAAACTTCTATGAGAATAGGATCAGTTGTGCTGTCTACTGTTAATGTGCCAGGAAAATCAGCATCCTTTTTAATAACAGTACCGCTAGAGGTTATAAACGAAATGGTCCACGAACCGCCTGTGCTGTATAATTCAAGGGTTACACTTCCGACACCGCCTTCTACAGTATTTGTGCCTGCCGGATCCCCTGGAAAATTAGTAAATTCAAATGTCTTATTAGAATCTATATTTAAAATATGATAACTACCAGATGTAAAATCTACCTCTATTGCACCACTTGACGGCGTTCCTCTGTTATCTGTTTGGAAACTAACATTTTGTAAAATTGTATCTTCTGTGGTGTTAGAGTTAAAACTGTTTCCTTGGTCCAATCTAGCGCCATTGCTCTCTAAATCAGTAATTTCTTCTTTAGCTAGTCTGAGACTGTTTTTAATGGTATCAAAGTTGTCTCTAAAAACTTGTGTATCGTTATCCTGCCCTGCCACAGGAAAATTTTCATTAATGCTAAGGTAATTTATTTCACTCACGGTAATTTTTCTCCACGTTGCGGAAATGCTAGATATTTATCTTCAAAATTTCCGTCTATTACATCTATTATATATCTATCTGCAACAAAGTCGATAGATTTAAAATTGAAATTTTCATTCCATTTCCTATCTGCGTCAGCTGAATTCAAATCGACTTCTGGATTTATGCCTTGTGTTGTCCTAATGCAGGTATAATATTGTCCTTTATAAAAAACACTGTCGTTTACGGAATAAGTCGTTTGATCATTGTACTCGCCCCTGGTTGCAGTCTCTGTTTTTGCTCGTATCCTTGCCATAATGGTATCTGCTCTTCCGGGCTTTGCATAGCATAAGACCAAGGCTTTTGTGTATCCTAGCTCGTATTGGGCTTGATCTTGTATGCTCCTCATCCACAGCGGTAAATAGGTTCTATCTCTTTGGCCAAGATCCCTTATACGGTTTCTCATGTTTTCCACAGAATTAGGAAATATTCTCTGATGATCCGAGTCACTTACAAATGGAATATCGCTGTCAACTTTGATCGCATCAAAGCTGGTTAAAACCTTGCTTTCTATGCTATCTGATAATTCTATTTCGTTGCTTATGCTTCTGCCTTGTGATTCGTATTCGTCTGTTACTTCCACGTATATCACTTCATACATTGTTTCTTGCGTATTAGGATCTTTTGCTTTTGCTTTTTTGAGATCCCCGAAACGTAGACGTTTTCTGTAATGATTTCTACTCATTGCTTGCACATAATTTACTGCATCCACACTTTCTATGCCAGCGTATATCAAAACACGCAGATCAGTTTGCACACTAAAATTTGGATCACCATAGCGGTATAAATTATCTGGTGTAAAAATAGTGGCGTCTGTAATGAAGTTAAACCAGTTTAATCTTTTTTCTTTAGATTGCAATGCTTGTAAAAATAAATTGGAATATCTAACTTCGTCCTCAATTTTTACCAACAGTGTAAATTCTTTTTCTCGTTGCGCTAGTTCGGCAAAATCGCTGGCTCTAATCGTGAAGTCAAACTGCCTGTCGAATGTAGTATTTCCTGAATCGAAATCTATATCGGCAAAACTAGTTAGTCCGAGACCATTTTCGTCTGCAAATTGTCTAACTTTTCCCTGAATAATTCCTGTCGGTAAAAAAGTTAGCCCGGGAGGCAATGTACCTTCTACTAATTCGTATTTTACTCTGCCACCATACGCACTAGATTCGGCTTCTACATTTTTAAAACTAGGTTTGTTAGGAGTTATTTCTCCTAGGTCATTAGAAGTAATCCAGTCTATTGCACTTTCTAATTCACCTATAATATCGATGTTGAACGTTCTCGATTCTGAAGAAAAGTTAGGAATCCAGTATTCTATATCTGTACTCGGCGGAATGTTAGTGTGTGCCTGTACACAAATATAAATCAAACCATTGAATCTCACCGCTTGATTTACGTTGTATAATGTATTAGCAGACCAGTCTCCTACTAGTGTGTAATTTCTATCAATCACCGCATCTATACTTACAGCTAACACAGTAAATTCATAGTTTTTTGTTATAGCAGCTTGATATGGAACTGATCCTGATATGTCTCCGGTAATACTATCAAGAGTCATCCCCGGCGGCAAAACGCTTTCGCCTCCATCTGGATTATTTTCTTCGAGAAGATACGAAGTTGTTCCTCGCAGGCTAGGAGGATCATATGTGTCTAAACGTATTGTGATTCGATTATTTGCTCGCCATCTGCCTAAATATTCGTCTGTAATCCAAAACGGAGACCTATCCGATGTAGCATCCGCTTGAAATAAGTTGGTATCAACCTGCACCAAATTATTATCGGCTTTTAAAAACTCTTCTGTAACCACATAAATTTTAAATAATCGACTAACAACATTTTCTCCGTCTGTCACTGCTACACTAAATGCATAAGCCCGACTTAGTCTTCTGGGAACTCTGCTTTCTTCGTTGTAGTCAAATGTTGTCCCGTCAAACAAAAAAGTATCGTACCCATTTGTGTTTTTGTTTGCTATATCTAATGGTGTAATATCAAAGCCAGCAGTGTCGAATGCACCAGTTGCATCGTTATCAAACACCACCGAAAAAATAGGATCTGTAAAACCTGTAATTCTACCTTCTCTGGAAATGCTCAAACCAGGCGGTAATTCACCAGCATTAGGTAACAGATAGAACTCTAAATTATCCCCAGCAACAATATCAGGATCAACTACTTCTAATCGGAAATCTACCGGAGCATTGTCCAACACAAAATATGCTTCTCCTGCACCGACATTTAAGAAACCTTCAGGAGTGACCCACTCAGGAGCATCTGATCCATCTACAGATATAGAAAACGTTCTATCTTTCTCTTCAACACCATCTGAAGCTCGAACAACAAATCGGCTTTCTGTAAATTTTACAACTTCTACTGGACTTCCTAATATGTTACCGCTGATTAATTGAAGGCCTCTTGGTAAGTTTCCTGCAATTATAGAATACTGTACATTTCCTACAGAGGATGTAGCATTTAAAGGAATATTTAGCAGGACTCTTTCAGGATATGTACCTAAATTGCCGGCTGGAGTGGTCCAAGATAATGACAAGAGTCTCTCCTTAACCTATAACACCACAATCTAAGTTTAACCTACTTTCAAATGTTAAGGTTCCAAAATCGATATTAGAGCCAGCAAGTGCTAATTGTGTAGTATATTTAAATTGTTTCGAAGCATCAAAATTTTCTGCTGGTGTTATTGCTTCTCCTGGAAGTAAGACCGGGTTCCCTCCAGGATCAGTTACTTCGCCTAACGGTCCAAAATCATAAGTTGTTAGTATTTCTGTAAACGGTAAATCAGTGCGGAATAACAGTTTACTGCCACCATTTGTGGTAATTCTTATATCTGGTTGTTCGGTTATTGCATCTACCGCAGTTCTTGCTTCGAGCCCAAAAGAAGGATATGAAGAAGCATTTATAGTGCCGCTCAGAGTAGAAACAGAAGTAAAAGCAATAGGTGCTGTGTTATCTATCACCACGGTATCGGTAGTATCGTTGATCGCAATCCTATTTCCCGGAACCAGACTTTTAAATTGCAAATTTCCATCAGTTTTTTGTTTGTAAATACCAACTCCGTTGGGACCTACATTGATGCCCTCAACACTTAATTCTGAGTCCAACTCAGCGAAGTTAGCATTTACTTTTTCAAATGCGGTGCGTAGGTCATCACCTAGTCCGTCATTTACTCTATTACCGATGTTTATTGTTTGAATTGCCATTACACGCTCTCTTTATAGTATTTACCAAGTATCGCCGGACCAAGCCACACGCTTCCAAATGTCTGTTACACCGTCATAGTCTGCTGTGCAATAATAGATATAATTACTATCAAATGCTACAGCGCCTTGTAGATCAGCGTCAGCACCTATACTTGATGCAGGAGCAGACTGTGTAAATTTTACAGGACAGTTAAATGTAACATCATTGCCGACTTGGAAAAAGGTTGTTCCGTTGTTAAACTCAATCTCACCATAAAAGTCACTGGAGCTGGTTACTGTTCCTAGTGAAATTTGTGTTCCTATTAATGATACTGCATTATCTGCTATTATAGAAACACTACCGGTTCCTGACAATCCTCCATTACCGCTTGAAATAATTACATCGCCGTTGTCGCCGCTGTTTCTTGCCGAACCGCCTTGAATGGTGACGCCACCACCGTTGTCACTGCCTGCTAAGTAGTCAGCACCTTTTAAAAATAATATTGCTTTATCAGTTGTTGCTCCACCGTAAAATGTATCACCTTGTGCATCATTATTTAGGTTTACAAATCCTGTGCCGCCAACTGTGAAGGTTCCTGGCATCTCTAAGTGGCCGTCTTGATCAAATATCCAATCCTTGTCGCTTACACCTCTGGTTCTAAGTATAAGTTTTGAACCTGCAAAGGGACTGGATTGTATAACAGCATTTTCTGTGCTACCGTCAGATAAAATGCTACTGTTGAATGTCCAGTTTCCTAAGTTTGGAATAGCGGGCGTATTCAGTATTTCACTGTAATCAATATCACCAGCCGCAACATCTGCACCGCCCACTTGTAGGTTCCCATCTACAATGCTTAGTGTGGTTCCACCTAGATCAATCGTGCTTCCGCTTAGATACAAATCTTTAAATCTTAGGGTAGAGCTTCCGAGATTATGTTCTTCTGTAACATTAGGAACAATATCTCCACCTACAGTTATGTCATTTGTGACTGTGAGATTTTGTGCAATAGTAATAGCACTTGAATCGGTTGTAGTCATTACACTACCGTTAAATTCAAAAGCACCTAAGTTTAAATTTGCATCATCGTTGATTCCTAATTCTGTGTAGAGTTCTGTGAAGTTTTCATTAATTTTATTAAATGCAGAGCGTAGGCTGTCACCTGTTCTATCATTTGCGGAAGTTCCTATGTTTACTGTTTGTTTTGCCATTTATTACGCTCCAAAGCTCGTTAGAGCCACCTTCTTCCACGCTCCGGTGGTCGGTGTTTTGACCCAAATATGCGTGTCGTCGACACGTATCTCGCCACTTTCGCCTGCGGCAAATTCGCTGGCAGGTGTATCAGCGTTAGGAGCAATCTTACCTGTAACTGTGCCAGTAGCACCGTCAATAATCACAGTACTGTCATCGCCAAATACACTACCTTTAATGTCAATTTGTGCTGTTCCTTGAAGATACTGTGCAAATATAACTCCATCGACACCGTCTATAAGCATAGTTGAGTCGTCTGCAACTAATGATCCTTTAATATCGCCTACAAGTGTTCCTCTAAAGATACCATTTGTTCCATCTATTAACATTGTAGAGTTATCTGCAAATACAGATCCGGTTAAGTCACCGGTGATATTGCCATTTACATTGCCGGTGACATTGCCAGTTACATTACCTGTCAAATCACCGGTAACATCGCCAGTCACATTACCTGTCAAATCACCGGTAACATCGCCAGTAACATTACCTGTAATATCAATAGAAGCCGTTCCTGATAGGTACTCAGCAAATATCACTCCGTCAACACTATCAATCAATCTGGTAGAGTCTTTTGCATAAACGCTGCCGTAAATATCAATATTTTCATCTACACTTATTGTCATTGTATCTGTAGAGGCATTATTACTTAGAACTATACCGTATCCTTCTGAGAAGGTAAACGTGTCTGTAACTCCGTCGGCAATTATTGTATTGATCAATAAATCGCCGTCAATCGCAAACCTAGTAAAAGATGCGGTTGCAACAACGCCTGGATTAACCTGTATTGTAACATCGCCGTCGGTAGTAGTAGCATTGATACCAAATGATCCGGATACTGATAAAATGCCAGTATTTGTAATCTCTATATTACCCGATGAGGCATTGACTACCACGCCGCTTCCGCTCGATCTTCCGTCGGGTATAGAAGTTGGATTTGCAATGCTTATGACCCCAGTATTTGTTACAGTAACATTGCCTGTGGTAGAACTTATACTAGTCCCGGTTCCTGCCGTTAATTGTGTTACACCTGTGTTATCTATAGTTATACTTTCTGCAGCACTGTCAACTGTTAATTGTATTGCGTTGCCGCTTAGTAAATTAAGGCTATCAACAAAGTCGCTAGCAACAATTACATTATCGTTATCTACTTGAACTTCTTTGAAAAATGTTTTGTTAGGATCTATTATCAGCTCGCCGTTGACTGTGGAGTTCAAAGGTAAATCTACAGTGCCATTTCTGCCTTTAACCTGGGCTGTGCCTAGCCATAAGCCGTTGTTTTCGTTAGAAACTGTGTCCGATGGAGTTTCTGCAATGTGTAATTCTGCCCATCTATTAATTGCGTTTCCTAATTTAAGGATTGAAGTTTCTGATGGAATTATACTTGATTCAAAACTTTCAAACTCAATTCCTGCAAAGTCGCTTAATCCTTGGATTGTCCCGCCACCGGATGAATATGCATCAAACGCAGAGCCGTCCACTGAAATAGATAATTCAACATCAGTATATAGTGCAAATTCGTTGCCATCTAGTCTCGAAACATAATACGTATTTCCGTCAATTTGACTTATGCCGGTATTTTCTATGAAAGCCTGTTGACCTGAAGAAATATTAATATTATCTGTTATAAGGACAATTCTTACAGGATCAGCCAATTCTACGTGTGCAATGTTAAACTTAACGGTTCTTCCTAAAGCACTTCCTATTATTGTAAAGTTTTCGTTGACTTGCTGGAAAGCTTCATAAACTTCACCCCAAAGCAACGGAGGAGCGCCAACATCAATACTATTATTATATGCCATTTATGATCTCCCTACCGCTACTTCAATAGTTCCTACAGTATCTAAATCATAAGATTCTATTGCTTTTCCTACAAGTGTGCCTACACCTGGACTTTTAGTTGCCATTGCTACTCCTGGTATATTAGATGTCACTAACAAATCACCTTTTTCAATTTTTCCTACTACTTTACACAGCACCCGGCCAGCAAGTGCAATCAAGTTTTTCTTACCAGGACACTGTGCATTCATCGTATAAGCGGCTGTGTTCGAAATAATACCAGCAATGCGTGTGTCGTCTGATTCGGTAGATATTGTAACTTCTTTCTCTCCGCCGAAAATAAGAACTGTGCCTACAGCGTACTCTTTATCGCCTTCGTAATATTCTGCAAGATCGGCATATGTCGCTTCGAATGTACTGGAGCCTTGCAGAGTCCATCTGCCTTCAATTGTTCCCGATTCGGCTTCATCACCTGTGGTTAACTTGTCTGTCGTGACTTGACTACACGTAATTGGAGCAGTTCCTGTACCTGTTTGTGCTTTAAATATGTGATCGTCACTCCAGTATTCGTTTCTTGGATTATCGCTTCCTGTGCCATCGAACAGCAGTATTCCGCCAGTTCCCTCATCTCCTTCTGGACCTGCATACGGATGTATCTGATTATAACCCCCCGAGGCTGTAAGAGTTTGGGTGATTACTTTGTAACCATCAATATTGAGTTGAGCAAAATCTGCTATATTTGCACCAAAGTTGCCTAAGGCATTTCTCTGTATGAGTGTATTCACCGTAGGAGCAGATGCTGAGCCAACAGCCATATCTATGATTTCGTAATCGCCATCGTTTTCACCACTTACAGCGTTTTCTCGTCTAATGAACCCAATATCTGAAAATTGATCCTTTTTAATTGCGCCACCGTCGTTTACAACGGTTGTAAACAGCACTTCTTCCACGTCAGCGGTTGTTTGAAGTGAGTTTCCTAATACAGTTTTTTGAGAAAGTTGTTCTATCTTGCCTTTAACTATTCCGTTATCGGTTAATTCTATCCATCCAGCGGTTGAATCGAACTCGCTGCTGTTAAAACTTGCAACACCGAGTGTGGCCTGGATATCCTGTGCATTAGATGTTTCAGCAGCAGCTCGGGTTTGTGCTTGATTTAATTGTAACTTTGATTGAACAATGTTTTCTGATAAAAATTCAGAAAGATTCGTCGGAGCCTTAATGTTATCGTTTATTATAACATCTGAATTTATTTGGACATCGACTTGATTTAATGCAGAATCTGTGCCAGGACGTAATTCAAAAGATATATCACCTACAACAGATGCGTTAAGAGAACTGTTTGCATCGCCAGTAAACACTATAATTTCTGCGGCCTGCGGGTTCGTTCCTGTAAAATCTTGGAAGTTATCAAATGTCAAACTTCTTAGGTTTACAGCGTCTTGCGGATTAGTAGGATCAGTAACAAAAATTGCTTTGTTATTACCTAAATTGATATCATTACGCATTGCCAGCTGTCCTGACAGCGGCATAAATCCTCCGGTGCTTGGAGGAATCATTTCTAAATCATCAAGTGCAGTTCCAGAATGCGATATGCCTAGACGTTTTTCTAAATAACCTCTAACCGCGTTTTCTGTAGGTGCAGTGTCAGTGGCATTATCTACGAAAGTATTATCTACAGAAAATTCTGCAATAGCAACTCCTCGTTTGAAACCAATACCGTCTAGATTTGACAGTGCAATAGCTGCCGAAAATTCTACTTTACCTGTACCTTGGTCTACAGTAAAGAAAGGCCCTACGCGGAAATTACCAAATTGATCAGTGGTAACATAAAACACACGACCTACATCTCGTTCAACCGCTTCGTTATCTTGTTGAAGAGCATTGACAGGAGGCCCATAAATTTCATTAGGATAATTGGTGTCGGCGTATGAACCTGTCCCGATTTCAAGCAGATCGTGAGATGTAACACGAGTTAACGAAATGCGAATTGTTAATCTACCTTCAGCACTCCTAGTTCTTATAGGAACACCTGCTGAGATTGTGTACGCTCCTTCATAAGGTAATAAAGAATCGACTAGATCCCTGTTCAGTGTAATTCGAGCATACGACTCGCCGGTATCATCTGTGGTTTCGTAAGAGCTTACAATGTATTCTTCTCCTTTGAACACAAACTTACTTCCTACTACTCGAGCCTCGTCTTGCGTAGAAAGTGCAGTAACCGCAACATTGTCGTCACCTGCCCGTCCGGTAAGCAGACCAAATCGGAAGGCTGTGGTATTTCCGCCTCCTTCAGTAACCGCTTCGGTTGCTCCTACTAAAGTGGGTGGTGCGGTACTGACTGTAAACTTAGTAGATCCTGCTCCAACACCGTCTGGATCTGGATCAAATACAAAATACTTTGTTTGGTTGTCTATACCCGATGGAAACACATCTGAATCTAGTTTTTGCGCGAATCCTATTGCATCGCCTTGGCTTAGATTATGCGGCGCACTGGTTGTTATCTCTGCGGCACCCGGTGAACTATCGTTCGGAATTGTACAATCAGTTAAAGATACAAACTCTCCGGGTGAATTTAGTGTTAATCCTACATAATCGTAGTTTTCTCTCAATATTGTATCAGTCAATCCTAGCATAACATGAGTATGCGTT